CTGTCCAGTGCAGCGATGATAAGGTTGAGGATGAAATCCAAAACTTTGTTGTCGTTGACAGTGAGCTTCCGATTCCGGAGAAATTCTGGAATGCGCAAGCCCCGTCTTTGGCCGACGTCCCGCAAGCCTAAGCTGGATTCAGCAAAAGCGAGCAATACGCCGCCCGATTACGGAAGTCGGCCTTAAGTGCCGACCTGTCGCTCTTCCTCACCGTGCTCGACGATGTGTCTGCATTGGTGGGTCTCACTCTGGGTGCGTATAGATACGCTGAGTGGGATTTTAGACATGGTGCAGGAGATGTCTAAAACCTCGGCAGTGAAGAAAACAAGTATGTTTTCACTAACTGGTCTGAGCGTTTGGAAAACGTGTTCCCAGTGGCTGATTGTGCGTTCCACAATTATGCAGCATGGGTTGATCACGTCGGTGATAAGGGTCCTTTCGGTGAAAGTGAAAAATGTGAGAAAATCTCCCTCAAGGAGATCACAACACTCGAGCCTTGGTCCAAACTCATTGACGTTCCGAAGACATTCACAAAGCCCAGGCTTATCGCCTCAGAGCCTAGTGAACACCAATGGTGTCAACAAAACATCTGGCACTATTTGGGCTCGCGCGTACGAGGGTCTTGGATGTCGAGGTTTGTTCGTTTTCACGACCAGACCAAGAACCAAGAACTGTGCAAGCGGGGGTCTCAAGATGGCGGGTTAGTAACAGTCGATTTATCGGCTGCCTCCGACCGCGTCACCAGTCACCTTGTAGGGCAACTCTTCCGCAGAAATGCAGGGTTGTTGCTCGCATTACAAGCATCACGTACCCGTCTGATCCAAATCGATTCGGGGAATGGATCCTCCGAACAGATGGAGCTGAGAAAGTTCTCAACGATGGGCAGCGCCTGTACTTTTCCTGTAGAAACAATCGCGTTCATGTGCGTCGCGTTATCCGCAGTCATTGCCAAGAGGCGACTGCGGCCGACAATCACCGAGCGTGACCCCAAATGGGTGCAAACCTATGAAGGTCTGATGGAAAGTTTCGAACGAGAAGTAACCATCTTCGGGGACGATATAATCGTACCTGAGGATAGCAGGGAACTGTTGTGCGAAGCCCTTGAGCTTTTACACTTCAAGGTAAACAGAAGCAAGTCCTTTTGGAACGGATTGTTCCGAGAGTCTTGTGGAGTTGACTCCTATGCTGGGCAGGACGTTACACCCGCATATTGGAGGGCACCGTACGACGGAAAACCCGAATCATTCGCTAGTACTGTGGCGGTTAGCAATAACTTCTACGAGAAATTCTTGGTTAACACCTCGAGTTATCTAGCATCGACCATTGAGGGAGACTTTCAAATTCCCCTCGTACCCCTTGATTCGGGATACTGTGGTCTTAAGTCC